CTTAATTAATAGTACTAAATAAATAATACAACATGAAAAAGATTAAACAAAGTATCAAAAGTTGGATTTACCGACAAGCAATAAAAGTTATTGCAAAACGAATAGTAAAAGACAGTAATTTACTTACCCCACAATATTTATTAGAGCGTGGGTGGGTTGAGAAAGATGGTTACTATACTGAACCAAATATGAAAGACCGCGATTTAATTACCATACAATTTGAGAGCCATTATTATAGGGTATGGCACAGTAGTAAATTAACTTTTATTGCACTTGAAAGTAGTGTAGAATGGTTTGAGTTGTATTATTTATTGGCTCACGGTGACAACGGACGTTATGAACTTGCAGGGATTTAGCCTTGCATGTAACGTATTGGGCTATGAAAATGTAAAACCCTTTTTTGTGCGGTGGGGTTGAATACTGCATACTAAATTAAATACTTATAAAAATGAGTGATTTTAAAGAACGCCTGTATGATGAACGGGCAGAATTAGTAGAAAAGACTGAAAAATTAGAGGCATTTCTACAAAGTGACAAATCGAATGAAATTGACCAAATCCAGTTAGCATTACTTGGTATTCAATTACCGATAATGAAAACTTACGTAAGAGTGCTTGATGAGAGATTTGGAAGATTAGAGGATTAAGTTAAAGCGGTGCGGTGGCAATTTAAAAACATTAACTGTAATGTATGGCAATATGCGCATACCTTTTCGGTTGCGTATGATTGCTTGTTAGGTGAGCGTAGCGGCTGTAATAAATTAATTAAACTAAAAATACTTTATAAAAATGAAAACACCAACTACATTAAAAGGATACCTTAAAATGCTTATACAAATATCAAATGATTCAGCCTATGATATAAAAAATGCAGATAAAAATGATATTGCATTTCTTAGCATTATAAGGGCAGGTATTCAAAACGAATTGGGAGAGGATGAATATGGTACTATGAAAAAATGCAATTTGAAATGGTAAAAACTAAAACTTCTAAATTCTCCAATAATTAATTTTTATTACTTGTTAGGGGCTGTAATAATAAAAAATATAGGAAGGCAAAAGCGTTGGTAAATAAACACAAAGATATGAGCCATTGATGAAGAGAATTGCAACAGCAAGAGGGTTTAGTATAATCTACTAAATTACCCACTTAACGGGAGGATTACTTATCCTTGGCTTTTATAATAAACACTTAAAATTTATAATATGTTATTTGGAATAGATTTACCAATTGATCAATATGCTCTACTTAGGCAGAACGCTACCAAGAAAGGGTTTAAATCAGTAGAGCTTTATATTAAATCCCTTTTAGATAAGGATACGGCAGGCCTTCACATTAACCCAGAAGGTTCTCCCAAAAACAATACCTTAGAAATAAAAATATGATACAACCCATTAAACGAAAGATCAGGTTCACACCTGCCGAGATTACTAAACCCATAAGTGAAGATTCTCCTGAGCCTTCTTTTAATTATGGAGATAATAAACCTCAAGTATTGGGTGAGCCTGAATCGGATATTCATAAAGATATAAATTTGGGGATTCCTATTATTAAGGTTGACCTTCCCCATAAACACTCTGAAAGACTAGGGATTTATTCTCATAAAAAAGCTGAAGAGGGATGTGTTCGGGAAATTGATAAGTGGGTTGGATGGATATACACAGAGGAAAGAATTTTGATCATGGACGGGTCCCAGTATCAATTTGGCACACTAAAGGATATTAACAAAGAGCCCGAAGAGGTATCAGTAGATGTGTTAATATCCGCATTACGGTCTAAGAATGTTTCCATCCACAAAGACCAACTAATCCCCATTCTCAAAGTACTCAAGGCTCTAGAGAAGAACCCAGAAATTACATTCAAGGAACTATTAAACCTTAAGCTATGACAGACATCCAAAAAGAATTAATAATGTGGGGAATTATCGTAGTCCTTATAATAGTATGGGCTAGCTCTAGAGCATTCCTTGGAGGTAGGATAATTTATAATTCTGTTTCTACCAAACATTCAGAGCTTAGAGAACTGGATACTGTAGATATAATTATGTTGGTTTGCGATACCGTTGAAAAGTACTATGTTAATTCTTATTGTACCTTTGATACAGTAATAGATGAAAGATGGGTTGGCCGATGGATAAGCGATACTATTTATACGGGAATGGGAAAACATGAATTATGGTGGAGATTCGGAAAAGAAGTTTTAGAATTGTATAATACCACAGAAGGACAAATAGATCCATATTCAAGAATGTGTATAAATAATAAAGGAGAAATAGTTGATTGTTATAACGATTACTGGGTTCATAAAGAATACCTGGATGAATTAGGGTACCCACTACCAAAGGGTTGGGTAGTATGGCAATCTTTAAACAAATAAAACCATGACAGAAGCTATTAAATTAACCCTCGAACACCTTGAACACCTAAGGGATAGAGTTGAAGAGTTCCAGGTCCAATCCTTTGCATACCTATGATAGATCCTAATCGTACACCTTCGCATAGAATTATGTGGAAATTTCTTTCCTTTTGTTCTATAGTGGGTTTCTTAAGTCTATTATCCCCTATAGTATATGCACTTTACTTACTTATAGTATGGACATCATAATCACTTTCCTTTTCTGTGCTGGGTTTATAGCAGGATTTTACGTATATAAGAAATTCTTTAAATAACGATATGAGATCGGCTACCTTGACAAGGATACATCCGATCCGTAAAGGTGGGATATTTATTTAACTCCGTTGTACCCACCTGGAACAGGGAACACTCTGGGATATTACGTAGTGTCCTTGATGAAACCTTACCGTCAACTAAGGTCCCTGTTCTTGAATCGGGGTATTAATTTTAACCAAATAATTAAACTATGAAAAATCAAATTGAAAAGTTAGCAGAATTTATTATGAATGAAGTTGATGGAGAACCGTCACAAGATGAAGGTGCAGGAGATTGCGCAATAAGACTACTTAAAAGTTACAAAGAACAGATTACTGCGGCAAAATTGCTTGCTGAGAAACCCATTAGCAAAGTAACAACCAGTCAGCTAGACATGGCCCTTAGAATGGTTGAGATCGAGCTAGATATGGAGATAATAGATAAGATCATAGACCTTGTAGAACTAATCGAAGATAAGGGAGGGAAGACATCCTTAAAAGATGTTTGCAAACTCCAAGCAATATGGGATATGGATAAACAACAAACCATGACAGAAGCAATCAAACTATCACTTGAACACCTTCAGGACTTAAGTGATAAGGCAGTGGACCAGCATAAGTGGGCCTTAACATATCTCCTAATCTCTTTAGGGGATAAAGCAGCCTCAGACAAGGTAATTAAGAGAGGTATCCCAACAATCCTGTACTGTTCCCTCCAGGACCACGATTCCCTTAGATTCATATTCAAGGATTTCCCATCCCTACACATCATCACTCACCAACTCCTTAAAGATGGAGAAAGTATCCTAGTCTGGTCCGAAGGATTCCCCACACTTGAGTCGGTTCAATCTTTAACCAAATAACTTTCTCCCAATGAACACTATTGAATCAATAGTTATAATCGCTTGTATATTATCCTTAATAGTATTGGCTTATACTCTTGGGAGGTATGATAATGATAAAGGCTAGAGTCTGGAAGTCGTAACCAGGTCTTTGGCAAAGGTGCTCAGAGCTACAGTCTGGGCATTTTTTGTGTCGTGGGTCGGAACTCCTACACGAGGCCCTCTCTCCGATATCGGTTCTCATACGCGAACATTTTTCATATATATTATTTCGTGTGAGCTGTTCCTTGTTCAGGCTGGGGATTCGGTCCCTACGCTAGTAGGGTTGGGGACGTGGGACATATTCGGGATCTCCGATCGCGTATAAAGGCTAGGTATTCGGTCCCTACGCTAGTAGGGTCAAGGTAGCGGGACCGGAACTCGGTAGTATATATGTCGAAAAAAAAAGCACTTTTTTGGGGTGCTTTTTTATATTAATTAATTAAAAATAAAATTAATTATAATTATTAATATTAATATAGGCACAATAATAAAAAATGCCGTTTCTAAATAATCAAAAAATTTTTTTATAGTATGCATAGTATTAAATTTAAGTTAGTGAATAAAAGAAAAGTACTAATTAAAGTACTTTTCTTTTATTTTAAGCAACAAATTTACTTTTTAGTTACTTGGCTTTGTTCTTTAAATGCAGGTAACAAATAAGCAAATTTTTCTTTTTGTTTATTTGCTTCAAAGAACTTACTTTCGATTAATACATTTATAAAGGTTTTATTCAAATGTGATAATTCTAAATTTTGTATTTTTTTACGTATGTCTTTTTTTTCTTGCTTTGTGTTGGCTCCAACAAATTTATAAAGACTGTCATAATTAAGATTTTTACTTGTATTCGCACTTGCAAATAATTCTAGATAATTAGTTTTCATTTTAGTATTTTTTAAAATTAAATTAAAAATATAAATTAAAATTTAGTTTTTTGGTAGTGCAGTAAATTACATCTAAATTATGTAATATGCTTTTTCAAGATTTCAAAGAACGAATTAATTAAAGCACAAAGATATAGTAAGAAAGTACATTTGTCAATAGATAAATAAAAAAGTTATTAACAATATTAAAAATAATAAAAATAATAAAAATAATAAAAATAATAAAAATAATAAAAATAATAATTTAAGTAATTAATTACTTATATAATAAAACAACCAATCGAAGTGAAGGAGAGGCGGAGGAAGGCTCTAGCTCGAGGAACGCCGGTGAAAAGGGACGGAAGTTGGGTAGATGGGTACCCCTGCGTAGCTCTACCAGTTGAAGTGAAGGAACGAGAGGTACCCACGTAGCTCTAGGGTTCAGCCAGGGTTGTGGTCCTTATCCATTTCTACTACTACGGGTATGCTACCAGACTGCACCTACGGGCTTACCACTGCCACCCCTGCACTGCTTAAGTATGCTAATGCATAGTATGCTACTTAATGCTATACTTATAGTATGCTGGTCTTCCTACCCTACACACAACACTAGGGCCGAGTATGCCTACCCCTTGCCCTAAGCGCTGCAGCTATGGAAACTTATATGTTCTTTATCATATTAACTTAGTTTTAATCCTTGTCTAGCATGTATTTCTCTGTGGTACTTCCCGTTCGGTAGTTCCCATAATTCGTATTGAAAATCTTTTGATCGCCATGCCCCAACTAGGATCTTTTCTGTTGATTCGGTTATCTTCTTCATTTTATTTATTGCGGTCGTGGCCCTTAACCTTTCTGCCTTAGCGGATTCCCTTTTATTCCTTTGAATAATCCTCCGCTTAACATATGCTGTAACAAAGGCCGAATCTTTTAGTTCCTCGGGTATTGCCTGGATGGCCTCCCTAAATTCATCGTCCTTGTCCTTTTGTGTTTCAGCCTTAACTGCCTTTTCCTTTTTAACTACCTTAAATAATTCTGTAAATTGTGCGTCCATAGCGATTTCGATTTATAACCTCCCAATTTGCAATATTGCATTTCTTCGGGCCCTTAAAATATTTATATTCCTTTTTAAAATTTGCATATGCAAATATAATGCAAGGGAAATTAAGATGCAAATTATATGGGATATTTGTTTTAGGCCCCAAGCCCAAGGGCCTTAAGGGTTCGAGAGGGGTTCCCAAGGATCCTGAGAAATGAGTAGGATCCTACTTCCGCTACTTCCACTACCGTACTATAGCGATAGCTCTACTTGGGAAGGATCGTGATGTTCTCTGGAATCTTTATAGGTGTTACTTCTTCTGCCTTATTATATTCGTGGACCGCACAGATGTTGGATTCGGCCCTCTTCTTTACACCCAAATTATGGGGTTCTAGGTTGGGGACACCTTCAAGGTAATGGTCTAGGTTCCCAGCCAGCTTTAATCCTTCGAGCTCAGCTAAGATTTGATCTCTTGATAAATGTTCTTCCTTCTCCTTGTCTCCGGTGCTCTGTAGTACGGTACTTAGGCTCTGGTTCAGGATGGTGATTGCCTTGAACGAGGTCTCGGTCAGTCTCACCTGATTAGAGATCGCTGAGTTCAGTTCCTTGATCAGATCCGGGGGAACACTGCGACTGTTCAGGATTCGGGATGCCAAGTAGGCCAGGAGTCGATTCAGCTGGTGGTCAGAGTCGCCGATCCGGTGAAGGCTGGTACTGAGGATCTTTAACCTTTCCTCTTCCAAGGTCTTCTGTAAATCACCCCCTTGTAGCAGCCCTGATACTAGTCCATCTTTAATTCTGCTCTGGATCATATTATCGGGTATATTGTATAACAACCCGAATTCGTATGCTGATAAGGTCCTTGCATCAGGGATATTACCTTTTAAATAATGGCCAATCATCTTATCGTAGGTATCGTTACGGGTACTTAGCCTTGCGGTGTTGGTTATCCCTTTTGGGCGAGGGATTCTTCTGAGGGTTTCTGTACTATTCATTCGATTCGATTATTTATTGTTTATCGTTCCCCTTTGGCTACTACCTGGGTTACTACATCTCCCTTTATCCATAACTAATGGAAGTACAAATATATAACAAGGATATCAATAAAGCAAACTTTTACTTCACCAATGTTAAAATACTTATTCTTCCTATCAATATACAACAAAAAAGCCCGAGATATTACTACCCCGAGCTCTAAATAAACAGGAAATGTTATTCTTTAAATTCTTCTACTATGCTTTGCAGGTATTCTATGTCCAAGTATAATACTAGATAAGGGTCCTCCCCTCCCCCACTTAGGTCTTCTTTATCTGTTAATACTTCTTGTTTATTTGCTATCATGTCTACCCCTAGCTGAGTCATAAACGATGCGTCCTTAGCCATACTAGCAACCTCCATCGTTAAGGTATCTATGTCTCCCTCTATAAATAGGTCCATCATTACAAATACATCCGTACCATTATCAGACATTTCGCATTGTAAATCCACTCCATCTTGGTTCGTGATGGTGAATTGATCTTCTGGTTCTACAGTGGCCAGGTCCACGTTACATTTTATTAACATCTTGGTTCCTCTTTAACTATTATTCTTATTAAGCCATGTACCCTTTTCTGAAAACTGCTAAACATTTCAGCCTTGCACATTGCATCGAAGGCCTTATCGATTTGTATTTCCAGTTCTGGTTTGTCCTCAGTTAATTCTGAGGCTGCCTCAGAAGGTTTATCGAATGCTGAATACATGAAGTTCTCCAGTAATTCTATTTTAATCTCTTCCTGTGTCATATCTTATCCTTTAAAAATAATTTATCAGCTATTGCTATTAGATCATTCTTTGCCTCTTCAACATTCCCTGGAGGGTTCTTTCCCCAGTTCTCTATGGACATTTAAAGGTCTTCTTTAAATTCCCTACTTCCCATAGTATCCAAATTGCTGGCCAAGAACAGGCCAGCAATTCTATTAGTTCTTGGTTCTTCATATCTTAAACTTTAAATTGTTCATAGTGTGTGTATCTATTTCGATTAATGCAATAGCTGCTAACGGTATTACCAACTGTGGATCCAGCCCATCCTCTAAGGTTACCCTTACAGCTAAGTTCAAAGCATACATAATCGGATCATAATCAGCTAGTTTACTGTCTTCATCCTTTTTAGCCTGTTCGATTAAATCCTCTAGAATATCGAGGTTAGCGGAATCCACTGCGTAATCTTGTTTCATAAGCCCTTGCAGTAATTCAATACTGCGTTGTTCTTTAGTTCTTTTAATCATTTCCATTTCCTTACTTTTTAACTTGGTTAACTACATATTGTAAATCCTCTTCCGAATATCCATGATAATCTGGGTCATCCCCTATATCATCTGAATACCTGTTAACTATTTCTTCCCATGAAGCTATATCATTTTCATCTTCTGGGAATACTGTAGCTAGTATTAACTCCAGCCTAGCTAACTTCTGAGTTACTGTTAATAATACTGGGTCCAGTTCTATTAACTGAATCCTCTTAATTTTTAAATTTTCCATTTCCTATTATTTTAATTAATAATTCGAAGGCTACTAATGCAAATATTCTGCCCCCCTTATTTATTTTGCATATGCAAATATAATAAAAAGGAATTAAAGTATTGCATGTAATAGGATATTAGGATTTAACTTCTATTGCTGGTATTCCTTCTAACCACTGCTTCGGTACATTATACGGCCCAAAATATACTACCTTATCCTCTGTATGCGCTAGCTCTACCTGTAGGTATTTGATATTCCTTCCTGACCTGAATACTACTTCACTCTTTTGAGTTATACCATATATAAATATACAATTGTCAGGTCCTGTCCATATCATCTTTATGAATGTGCTCATCCCTCATTATTTAAAGATTTTATTAATGCTATCTCCCAGTCCATCCTAGTAGGATTATCCCCAGAGACTTTCATGTCTCGGCAATATCTCTGTGCCCCCCCTTGTCTCAAGAGCCCACCAGAAATAACAGTGACCTCTATGGCATCTATCATCTCCTTGAACATGTTGGCTTCTGTAAGGATAGACTCCTCATCCCTATCCTTATTTTCATCGGGAAGGATTTGGTCCATAGCCTGTACTATATTACTCCCCACATAGGTCTTCATAAATAATTCTTCGATACCATAACCGGCATCACATAAAACTGTTACTATTACATAATCCATATTGTTTCCTCCTAACCCCTATAATCATTAAGTTCAACTGTTAAAAATGTTACCATTTCATCTCCCAACCCAAAGTATTCCTCGACCGTAGTCTTAGGGCCCAACGTTGGCCACATATAAGCAAACATCTCGGTGGGGTTTCTGAGTGTACCCATCTGCATATTCCAGTTAAGTACACTAGTATTTGTGATCCAAGTTTCATCTTCGTTTTCCATTATAAACCTGAAAAGGTTCATCATTGGCATTTCCCCATACCCAAAATTATCTCCATGTAACAGTTTATCTGCCCAGTGAGTATTCATAAATACCTTTATCGTAGGTACCCTCAACCCCTTTGTATCTGATACTCGGTTAATTACTTGGATTAGGATTCCCTCCATTACCCTTAGTTTACTGAACTGAGGCAATAGCATCGGAGCATTATTCTCCAGTTCTATAACCATTTCTCCTATGCAATTCAAGATCGTGGTCTCCAATGCATACTCTCCAGAGACATCAATGGGGCCTCCGTGTTTCTTAATAAATTCCTTTAAGTTTTCTTCCATTTCCTATTATTTTAATTAATAATTCGAAGGCTACTAATGCAAATATTCTGCCCCCCTTATTTATTTTGCATATGCAAATATAATAAAAAGGAATTAAGGGTTAATGGGTTTATTGGTTTTAGGGTCTACTTCAACCTCTTTCCAGCACCCCTTGGATACCTCTATTAACCTGAATTTCTTACCTCTTCGGCCTTCCTTAGCCTTAGCCAAGGCTTTTAACGCCTTGTCATGTAGGTACTTACCAGTTTCAGATCCTCCTGCCCTTACGGGGTTATCAATTTGTACTCCCGCATTGTGTTTATTTGCCATAGTTTTATTCTTTAAAATAAGTTAATAATTTATCTATTTGAGCAGCCCAAGTAGCATCCTCAGCAGCCCCAACAGCAGCCCCAACAGCAGCCCCAACAGCAGCCCCAGCAGCAGCCCCAGCAGCATCCTCTTCTTCTTGCGTAGCATCGCCATTAGCAAACTTTTCAGCTATATTACAGGCGTTAACACTTCTAGGGTCGGGGTTACTATCCAATTTTAAGGCTTCTCTAGCACACCATACAGCAAACAGTCTTAAATCTCTGTCTGTCATATATTCTTTACGACATAATACCCACACTATATCTTCTTTGGATTGTACTTTATTCCTGTATTCTTTAATAAATTTAGAGATGGTAGCTGAATAATCACTTTTAATGCCGATTTCTTGTGGCTTATAACAAGGTGACATAGCTTTCAAAGCTTTGTATGTTATTTTCTTTTTCACCTTTTTAGTGTTTAAGTTTATATTTCCTGTGATATTTACTATACAAGGTACCTCTGTACCCAATTCCAATTGAATCCTTATCGAAGTAAGGTGTCCGTGCTATCCTCTTGGCCTGTGCTTCAACGATATCGTTTAATCGCGCTAGCTCCACGAATATCAGAGAATCCCTGACTCGGTCTTCCTGTGCATACCTGTTTGTTTCAGCTGATCTATCTAAAGCTATAACAACTATTAAAACAACCACCAGTATTACGAAAAGGTCTCTCATTCCTTGTCCTCCCTTGCTTGGATAATCTTAAGTCCTAAGTCCTCCAGGGTACCCTGTGTATACCCCTCAGCTACATCCGATTCCAAAGCATCCTGATATGCCTCATCGATAAAGTTTAATTCCCCCTTAGTTAGCTTTAATATATATTCCATAGCCCTAGTCTAGAGTACTAATTCGAACCTTTAAGGAATCATCTATATTCCCGTTCTCTAAGAGGAACCCTGTACATTCCAACCGTTCAGCCTCATTCAATTGGCAGGCCATCAAAGGGTTTTCATCACCCGGTAATTCTACCAACCCTGTAGGGTATAGGTTAACTGATCTCTCTGATCCTATTTCAAAGTCCTCATGCAATTCGGCTTCCACTATAACGAATTTCCCAATGGCCACCTGGTAGGTTCCTTCTGGGATCACTAGTGCACCCTTAGTTATAAACTTCATTTTTTCTAAAGTTTCTAACCATTTGTCAAAATCATGGTCCCTGTCATGGGCTTCCCATTTCTCTTTAATCTTTAGAACGTTTATCCCCGGTCTAGGAGAAAGGGGTTTAGAACTTTTTTTTCCCTTATGAGTATTGTAGGATACAGTTTCCCATAATTCCCAAATCTCTTCCATTAACTCAATAGATACCAGAACCTCATCCATAGTAATCTCTATCTGATTATTATAGATATTACCTAAGAATGCGGATAGGTCATTTCCTGAGTCAGTTACTTTAACTAACTGTACTAATTCTACTCTTTTCATACTTTTTAATTTTAACCATAAACCCACAATAAAAATGCCTTATGTAGGGTGGGTGTTCCTTCCATAAGTATCGATGTTATCTTTTCTACTTCTTTGTATGATCCTTCGAACATGATAGAGGGCTTATCCGATGGCCCTGCTACATGGTTCATCATAAGGTTAAATGCAACTACTGCTTTATTCCTTAATACGGGTGGGGATTCATCCCTAAACTTCTTAATGTCTTCTTTTAAATCTATTAAGTGAAAGACAGGCATTTCATCCTCATCTTCAGTTAATAGTGCAACCGTAATCCATTCCCACATTGTCAGGGAATAATCCTTTGGGTACTGTAAACTATCATGTTCCATTATCTTCGTCTTTAAGGGATTTCCAAAATTCATAAACTTTGACCTTACTTATAGAGTTCAATTCAATGGTTAAGATATGATCTCTTTCTCTTGCATACAGTACATCATGGCAAGTCCCATCTAACCCCAGTTCTGCTAAGAAAGAAAATACAGGTTCTAAAATTAGCCCCAGATCATATACAGAATTCCTAGAAACTCTTAATACTTCTGCTAAGCCAGTCTTTACGGGCATTTCCTTATCCAAGAACTCTTCTAACTGGACTGCTATATCGATATGGATTACTTCTACCCGTTCCTCTACCGTATCCTCTTCTGGGTAAATATAGATATTGAACCCCCTAAATTCATTCCCCTTGTCGGATACAAGCTGCACTTGCAACCCCTCATCCCCTCTGGTAATTTTTAATTTTTTCATATTTCCTATTTTTAATTTAAAGTTTCGAGCTCGCCTAAAGTTAGCCCATCTAATGAATATTCTTGTACACAATCATATTCTCCCCGTAAAGATAACTTAGGAAAAGCTTTAAGAACTTCAACAAAAGCCATTAACCCCAAAGCATATCTCCTTAATTCTTCTGCTATATAGGGGTTTGGAACCCATTTTTTGTCCTTATAAAAAATCGTAGTGTCCGGAGCTACCAAAAACAATGTCCCTGTTTCAGAGCCATCCCCAGAGGTTTCATTAAACCTAAGTAATCCCCCATTCTCAAAATAAATCTTGTAATTCCCTATTACGTGATCCCAAATTCTTCTTTGAATTTTCATATTTTCCTATTTTTAATTTATATATGCAAATATAATAAAAAGGATTTAAAGGTAAGGGAGATATGCATTTTCTTTAATATGCATATATGCAAATGCTATCCAGTTTAACTGCAGCGATATATAGGGATAACCCTAATGCACTTAAGTATGCTAGTCTATTAATCATATGCAAATTATATGCTTAAGTATAATCTTAGTAAGGATTAATACCATTTATCGATATAAATCCCTAAAAACTCCTCAATTACTGCTGGTAATCGAGACTCGTCGCTTAGCTCGATAAATGGGATTTTGGTCATTCGATACTTAATTAGTTTCCTTTCCTTTTTGGGTCCCATGTAGATTGCAAGGAAAGGTTTCTTGTCCTTCCCCAATGCAACCACATCCAGGTTTATCCTCTGGTACCCTTTAACACTATTCGAGAGAGGCACCCGATAGTTTAATCGTACGGGTACCCCTCTCGCTGTTAATTTTGCAAAGACTATTGCCTTTAACTCAGTGATGTTCACTGATTCCCGTGTTTAATTTCTACCATTCGGTTTATAAAGTCATCGTCGGTACCTGCCTCGGTGGACAGTGCTTCTAGCAATTCGTGTAGCCCTGAGTATGCTTGCTGGGCTTGGTGTGTGGTTTGTGACATTCTGTCCAGTTTACTTTCTAATCCCCTTATTTGATTCTTAAGCGATTGTACTTCACTGCTTAGGGAATCTACTTTCCATTGGTCGGCTTTCTTAGCTAAATCATTCCTAATATTCTGTAGTTCAAACATATCTCTGAGTTTTAACGTTCATAAGTTCTAAAAACTATACCCCGAGCATGAGAGGGTTTACCTCCATCTGAATAGTGTTGGAATCGAACCGTTAAAGGTTTACCTTCATACTTTTCATAGAAGTTATCAAGGTACTCTGCTCTTACTTCCCGAGTACCCATTGGTCTTACATCAAACTCTACCCCTGCTATGGGGTCCTCGTCATCCGTAATGCATACGAAGAGGGCTGTGCCAGCATCTCTCCCAACGGCTTCATTTACATCAATTACTGTGAACTCTTTTTCTTTAAAATCCTTCACCTTAATCATACCCCAGCTCCGTTCTCCGGATTCATAGAGGCCTTTGGGATCTCTCCACATAGCACCTTCGTATCCTTCTTCCTTAAACCTTTTGAAGAAGGCATCTATTTCATCCCAAGTCCTAACAGTATAGGTTTTAACTCTGGTTACTGAAGGTCCAGCCTTACGCATATACCTTCTTAATACTTTTTTCCTAATCTCATAAGTTAACCCAGTTCCTATTAAATCATATACCCTATAACCTATCTTTAAGTTTTCGGGTGAAGCTGTTTTAACCATTGAAACTATCTGTTGGAGGGACCTACCGTGACAGTATAATTCTCCATCATAAAACCACCCATCAGGTAACTGTGGAAGGTCATCTATAATATGTTGTAGATTCATTAGAGGCCTACCATACTTGGACCAGGTGTAACCTACGCCTAGCTCGGTATTCTCTTTGCAACGCATACCATCGAATTTCCTTTGTAGATATCCAGGTAACTTTATTTTCTTAATATCCTTCTGGGCTAGCTGTGGTCTAAGCCTTCCCGTGTAATCAGTACCTCGGGTTGCCAATAGAACTTGGTATAACCAAGTTATGGACATTTCTTCCCAGCCCAGAACTATCTTATAACTTTTATCTCTAAGGTCCAGTATCTTAGAATCAGCCATAATTTGACACTGTTGCCAAGGGGTTGTTTCATTAGCCCTACCTACATTTACAGGGTACATGGGTTTAATGTCCTCCTGCATAGCACCACCCAGTTTACCCTTGCGGGTTACTAATGTGGCACCATCTTGAATCTTCTTTGAGATTACCTCAAAGTGTAGAATGGACCCTGTCTTACTGAGTTTGAATAAGGTTATTGTGTCTTCTCTAAACTCATCCATCCTCAGGGTCCTCCTTATCAATTAGTAAGGGTCTTTCATAGTCTTCCCAACCCCCATCAATGTATTGTACCTTTAAGGTATTGTTTATCCTACCCACTGCAATTAGTTCACAGCCTTCGCATAGTCCTACTGACATGAAGGTATCATCGATCAGCCTTTCAAATATCTTTTGGACATCGATATCAGGTTCACCTTCGAACCCCATCCCTTTGTGGCATTTTGTACAGAACGATGCCATAACTAAGACTTACGGTTTTGAGTACGGAACCTTTTCTGTATGCGAGTTCTCTTTCTACGGAATTTTCCGGGTTCAGTAGTATTGCCCCCTTGTTTGCTACTGGGTTCCCTAAAGTGGAAAGCTTGGCTACCCCCTAAAAACCCAAAGCAAATATCTCTATGCTCTTTACGGGTTACGGGTTTGATCCCACTCGACAGTTTGTGTTTGTTTACTTTTATTACTTTTTCCATGTGTTTACTTTTTAATGTATCTATTATTACGTTTATTCAAATTCTGCTCTTTAGAAGTATCTCTTTAGTGGAACTCAGTCCAAATATCTTCTGCTTCTGGGTCCCATATATCGTACCCCCTGTTTTCCAGGGTTTCTAAGAAATCTACCCATTCTTCGGACTGTTCCTTTTTATGTGTATCCCAAGACCGCTTATGAGTCTTTAGGGATTTAGTGGCCTTCCTTACTACCCTCTTTTCGGTTTTACGTGGTAACCAAGCTTTTTTAACTACTGGAGTATCCTCTAAAGAATTACCCCAAATTATAAATAAAGCCAAGACTACCATCCCCCATACCATTCCTTTCCCCGTATTCATTATTTACCGATAGGAATTAGTTTAGCCAAGGACTTACCCCCTAATATCTTACCATTCTTATCTCTACAGAAACCTGAGAGTATGTATAAATCATCCCTTGTACCAAAGGTAGCTTCTGCAACGATCTTAGATACTATGAATATAGTACCTTCTTCAGGAAGTGGTAAGCCCACTACATTAGTATACCTAGTGGAGGTTACATCGATAACCGTGTTATCTACAATTAGCCTATCCACTAAACCAGTCTGATATGTAGCTCTTGCAACGTACTTACTGGTTGGAAATGATAACCTGACCTTAGGTTCTATCTGAGAAAACATATAGGAATCCTCGGTCAGGAGATTAATCACGTGTGGAGTACAGTTTACTACCTTTACTTTTTGTAAGCCGGATATCTGGCCCATCCTAGTAGTCTAATAAATACTGAAGAACTTGCTTATCCAATCTAGCAGCTTTCCTACCCAGTAGGTTATCGGCATTGTGATTCAGCTGGTAGTTCAATGCATTATAAACTAGCCAATCTGTAGATTCTAATTGATAATCCTTGATTTCCTTTAAAGCCCTTTCAACAGCCAAATCCTTTAACCCAATGGGGAAGTCAGTAGCATCAATTACCTCTTCAATGCGATTAGGTATATCCTTTACTGGAAAATCCTGTAACTCTATAAAGGGTTCAACCGCATCACTGTAGATACCCATAAAGTCATGGAGCAATTCCATAGATTTTTCAACTGCAACTCCGTCCTCTACCTGTGGGGTATGGAGCATATCAATTACTTGCTCATCTACTAAGGCAGTCATACCATTTGAGCAAACTAACCTAAGTATGCGAATTGCAAACTTATACCGTAGATACCCATTATAAGAGTTCAGAACTCTAATCGATGGAAACAAGATATCCCCCTTATTGTCCATCTTTGTAGGGTGGTCCAGCATAGCGAAATCCATTTGAAACCTACTGTCTCTGAATGCTGTACCCGAGGCTTCGAATTTCATCTTATGTTTTTCAAAATAGTTAACGAAGGAATCATAGATCCCACGATTCGGTACTAAGCCATAGTCCTTGCTACAAAAATGTAATATTTTACCTTTTCCAACAATGGCATGACTGATTCCCGAGGCTGGTTTATAATCTACTCCTAAGATACTCTTAGTTTCAACTTTTTCAACCTTAAATAATAAATCTTCCATAATATAAACTTTAAATTGCTGGGGTTCCCCCCATTTAATTAATAATGCAAATATAATAAAAAGGATTTAAAGGAAATTAGGTTATAATTTAATATAGCTATATTTCCCTTTTACTAGATCATTTATTGCCTTACCTATGCTCTCAGCATGTAATAGGGCAATATAAACATCCTCTAGTACTCCATAATACATATACTTACCTCCTCGTGTAAATTCAATGGTTAACTCTGATCTCTCTTCGTCAAATGAAACTGAGTTTACACGGCTGCTTTTATCCGTAAAAAATGATTTCATGTTAGTTTAAGTTTATCTTCTTATTTAACCCCAAGATAACTGCTCCCTTTTGTAGAACGTTCATTGCTACATCGTCTTCATGAGTTGATAATTCCTCGGGTAAATTACTCTCTATGATCTGTAATATTGCATAAAACAAAGTAGGCGAAACTTCTCCTATCCTATCAGGGTCTTTTCTTAACCAATCCAGAGTCATCAAGGTTTCATATACTTCATCATCTACTTCATCATCCCCTGGAACCTTATAACCCTTTTCTTTAAGGAAAGCCCGCATATTGGGTTTGTCATTGTAGGCTTCGGTTAGTCGTTTTCCAAAATGAGTAATGGTCTCCTTCAAAAGGAGGGTTTCTTCTTCTGTAAATTTAGGCATCCTTTTCTTTCTCTTCTTTTAATTCAATTTGAACTTGCTCAACGGTCTTGGATTTATCGTAAAGGTGTGGTGTAGCGCTAGCTCTAGGGAATCCAATTTCCTTAGGTGATGCCATCATTACTTCACTTAGCCACCTATTATATAACCTAGTGGGTTTCATCTCAAGGTCATTTTTTAATTTTTCCATTTGTGCCCTGAATTGTGCCCTTTCGTCATGTTGCATATAAGGAGGAAACTTAACCTTAAACTTAACGGGAACTTTTATGTGGATCTCAATAGAGTTCGTTAATGTAGCCTTATGCAATATTTCTTCTCCCGAATATACCATTAGCTTCTCTCCCCTAAACCCAATCAGGATTGAAATATCGTAACGGTTGTTTAATGGGTTCTTAGCCTGCCTTATTAAACGGACTAACCATTTATAACGTTTACGGTGAGATTTACTTACTGCGATGGGGTTACCTAAATCCTCTAAGTAATCCAATGTAGTAAATACAAAGCCCTCTGCTTTTAGGTATTCTACTAATTCAGTAGAACTTAGTATCGTACTGATGTGGTCTATTAATTCATCCCTAAAATTGGGAGAACTTGCATTAAGTTTTTTCCTTCCCCGTTTCTGTTTAGGGGCATCAAGAGGTAAATCCCCTACCAATTGCCTTAAGTAAGTGATACACAGGTCTACATCTTGTGCTGTGAATAAGGAGAATTCTACCTTAATACCACCCCCCTTTACTTGCTCGATATTCTTAGGCCCCTTATCAAATTCCGGGCCTTGCGTAACTAATCGGTCTGAGATCTGGTTGAACTCAGGGTCGAATAGTTGTATGCGCATCTTCTGTTCCATACTAATTAATTTTCTTAGTTAACAAAAAAGAGGGAGCCTATCTCTAAGCCCCCTCTAGTACGTTTCGACGTTTCGAGGGATGTATCCCTATTCTTCTTTCTTAGCCCTGCGTCTTTTTGGTTTTGCTTCAGCTTTTGGTTCAGCCTTTTCAGCTTTCTTTTTAGCTGGTTTAGGATCAAAATAAGTGGGGTCAAAAGGTATTTCAGCAGCAATTGCTCCTTCTTCCTTTTTAGCCAATTTGCGAGCATGGGTTCTCCATCTCTTTTTCTCGGTTGATTCCAAGTCACGCATTGCACCGGATTCAGTATCCTTAATTTGGCCATATGCATATGAACCACCACCGCCTCTTTTTTTGGCTGGTTTTAAAGCATCTGCTGCATCCTTTGCTTCTTCCCAAGCGGTTTGAGCAGTCGTAACTGCCAACTCTAAGGCAATAAACTCTGCCTTAATTTTTTCATCCGTAATTTTTTCTACGGTGCGAACCTTGTTAGCCTTTTTAAATTTACGAAGAGCTGCTTTTGCTTCAGCGGCCGTAGACTTTAAAGTTTTAACATTTTCCAGTGCTTCTTGATACTGGTCAGCTGTGTTTTCAGCTGGTGTTTCAGTTTTCTGATCTGACATAATCTAATTATTTAATGTTATTTAATATTAATAAAAGCCCATTCTTAGGCATATTCTCTGCTTTAGTATAAAATAATTCCGGGTTTGATTGAAACAATGGATTTGTACCTTAACGATATCCTATCCAGCATTGATTTAGTTTCTATCACCGTTATCCCTGAATAATAAATTGTCCGGCAATCATATAAAGTAACCCTAATAATGTTGTTCTCTTTACCCAGAGTGCATAACCTATTCTGGTATACTTTTAACTTTTTAAATAACCTATCAAAATCCCCCTTGTTCTGTTGGATTTCCTTTTGATCTGTTTTCTTCCTTAAAATATCAATTTTAGATAACGTATCATCTATTACTCCCTGTATTGTATTTAATTTGCCCATAACGTGTTTCCTTATATTTATTTAATAATGCAAATATAATAAAAAGGTTTTAAAGGAAATAGTGAATTGCAAAATTTATGCATATATATAATAAGGGGTATTTCCCCCAATCCCTGCAGACAAATAAGGGCTTTAATGTGAGTTAAAGCCCTTATCCTAAACAGGTTACGGTATTAATCTTCGTCTACCAACTCATCAATCAGTTTCTTACGAAGGTCTTTGGTTTTAGGGAAGTCATCTGGGGCTATATCCAGCTCCTCATCATCAATGGTTTCGAGAAGTTCTTCACGATCCATATCGTCCAGCTCTTCCTTAGTCCAAGGCTGATCCTCTAAAGTATCAGGCTCTTTCGCTTTGTCAGGAGCAGGCTCAACTACTTCCTTTTCCTTTACTACTTCCTTTTCCTTTACAGGAGCAGGCTCTTCCGCTTTGTTAGGAGCATCTTCACTTATAGCTACTGTTTCTAGTTTATCTGATGTACAGGATAGATCCTTATGGACCAAGATCCATGTTCCATCAGTAAACAAGATTTGTGTTGTGTCTGCCCATACCTCTTTTACAGTGGCAATGGTTTTTCCTTCTAGTTTCATGTTACATTTGTGTTAATTAATAATTATTGAACTTTATATACGATCACTTTCGTTATCTTCTTAGCTTTTGTTCTTATTGCCTTTAATTCAGCACTCCGGTTTTGGTTATAAACCTTCCTTCCTATACTCCGGATAAACTCTTGGCGAAATTCATTTATATCTCCAACGTTCATTGTAGATGTTGTTTCTGTATACTGGGATTCAGTACGTTGATTGCTTTCTATAATCTTATCACTAATAATGGTTATATCAGCTGTGTATCGACGTAAATAAATTGTTATCATTTTATATTTATTTTAAAAAGCCCAAAGTGAGGCTAATTCTCTACTTTAGAATGAAGTTCCTAATTTTATCCCTATCTTTTAATAGGAAAGATGTCCTAGCCTTAGCATCGGTAGGCATAGGCTCCCATACCCTTTTGAATAGGTGGGTATTAATCCCTGTACCATTAATCCTTTGCCGTTTATTATAATTGTTAATTCGGTCCTTAACATTACCTCTTCTAAGAACCCAAGGTTTATGGATTCGGAACCCCGCTCTTTTCAGGGGAATCTTATGTAATTCTACCTCTGAACCTGTCATTATGCCTAGCTCTAAGTCCCGGCTTAGGTAAGCATCCATTGCTTCCTTAGCTAACTCTTTGGTCATAAAACTCTTCCTATATGCAAAGACGTTGTTTATGTCCGTTGCATCTACTATATAGAATTTGTACCTAGCTAATCTCCTCATCGAATTTATCAATCAATTTCTGTCTTTTGCGGAACTGGGTTCCCCACACCTTAATACTCCCCTCGGATACATCTGGGAAGGCCTCAGTAACCTTTTCTATTACCTCCCAGGTTGCTAACCCCTTACCAAATAGCGAAAAGGCTAATTCCTTTTTACTCCCTTTCTTAGGTCTGAAGGTGGCCTTCTCCTTGTCGGATTTTCTGGGGCCAACTATTAAAGTGTTCCTTTTCTTATCCTTACGGTTACCGTCATCATCATAGGAGTAATATCCAAATTTTAAATCAACATGTAATTCCTTGTCTATTATTCCTTCATCCAATAGCTCTTGACTATACCAGATATCAAAGCTCTCTAGTAAAGTAGCATCGGTTACATTATTATAATTCTTAAATAACCAAGACTGTAACTGTAAGAAATCTGATATCAGGACATCCCTAAAAGGTATTTCCCTTACAATACAGGCTCGCTTTAAATTTTTTAAATTCAGAGAAGCTAACAATTGTTCTCTGGGGTCCTTGTAATCTTCTTTCTTTTTCCTAGCCATGATCTTTCCATATTACTTTAGCAACAGGTTCCAACTCCTTTTGCTTCTTAACATACTTTTCAAAATCATCCAATGAGAAGAATGTGCAATCTTCGGAGTGCAGGATACCTACTACCTTTCTCCAAGTATTATCTACTCTTTTAAAGTTAGCGACTAACTGGTTACTAGTTACTTTCCTGTCCCCGTTAATCCTTAAATCTAAATTCTTCATACAAGCATTAATCATCTCTACCTGTATCTTCTCTAGCCGGCTTTGGTTTTTGTAATCCTTACCATGTCGACCGAGTAATAATAATTCATCATCTAAAAACATATCCGTATATTTTAATTAATAATGCAAATATAATAAAAAGGATTTTAATAGAATTGGGATTTAGGTGTTTGGCCTTTAGGTAAATTTTTATGGAAAGTCACATCCTCTGCAGCTCTCCTTAGGAATAATCTATCCTTACTAGAAAAGTCCCTAAAATCTCCGGGCCTTATGTTTAATAACTCATCATGGTTAATAGCAGATTGTAACCTTACTCTGAAATTGGCCCAGAACTTTTGAGCACTATAGGTAGAGACCCTATTCAGGTTGAAAAAGTCATAGGACAATTCACTAAATTCCTCTGCTTGGTTTTCCCTAGAGAATACTGGAATTTTGTTCCTAGTAAAATAAACTAGTGAGTCCTTCGTAAGCCGAACCATAATGGGTTCAAAATTTAGAGAAACAGCAGGAACAAAGGCTAAAGGGGGAACCCCAGTCCCAAACTGTTTTCTTATCATACCCCAGCCTAATTCACTAATGGTGTTTAACTGGCAGTGTATCTTTTTAAATTCCCTATTCCTACGTCTTGGGAATGGGCTTGGATCCCTGTACTCTACGGGTAAGATTCTGAAATTATTCCATTGGTCGAATAATCGGATTAGTTTATAAAAATCTTGGGAATGTTGGGTTGGGTCCATTTGTACCTTTAATAGGATATGGTTCCAAAATTCTGGTATAGCTCCAGGCCTTGCTAAGTCTAAGAATTCAGGAACAAAACTCACTAGCTCGGATGGCTTCCGTCTGTTCCTTAATACCATTTCTATAAAGGGCCAAGAGGATTCATCCTTTAGGGTAGAAGGTAATAGTGTATCGAATACATCATAATAATCTGTAAATACAGTAAAGAACTTCCTAGCCCGATTATATATTTCAGTAACCTTATAAGGATAAATATTTAATACTATGGATGCCTCTTGTTTAGTCTTCTCAGATACTATAATTAGTGATAATACTGATTTCTCTACATCCGTTAAATGCTCCCAGGCTTCGGCTTGTGCTTTATTCATATTTATATGTTATATATAGTTGACCAGTTTAATTATAGCGATACATAGGGATAATCCTAATGCACTTAAGTTGTTAAGTATATAGCATACTACTATAATATATACTTAAGTTAAAATTGGTAAGAATCCTGCTCAGTATAAGGGGTATATAATATACTTCCTACATCTAACCAGATGTGTAACTTAGAATCCAGTAACTCTACCTGTACTTTCCCATTAGTTTTCTTCCTAAGTACCTTTGCGGATAGGCCACTGAATGGGTATTTTTCTAGGACTACGTAACTCCCAATCTGAAGATGGTCAGACCCATCATAAACGTCCAATTTACCAGCTTCCTCATAAAGTATATCCAACTGATCCTTAACTATCGTTTTAACTAAAATAGGAATAAACTCGGTTAGACCATCTGCTTCTTGTTGGAGTTTCTCTTCCTCTAATTCCCCAGGCTTCCTATAGAACCAACCCGATATCACTTCAGATATTTGTCTTATCTCGTTTAGTGTTACTGGGTTTCTTAGGTACTGAATAGGGATTTCCATAAACCCATAATTAAATAATAGGGGCTTATGTTCAAAGAGGTCTTGGTTATGTACTGATCTCTTTAATACTCTTACCTTGGGAATGTGGAACCTTAAACCCCTGAATCCCTCGTTAGTCAGCCTTTCAAGGTCAGTTTCCATATGTTCTAAGGCTCCAGGCTGAATCCGAATAATTGCTATCATAGTTATATACATTTACTATTCATACATTATATCTAAAACGTCATCATAATCAGTTTTAAAAAATTCTTCTGAATACGAAATTACTACTTGGTTTCCGTAATTAATATAATTATGCAAATTTAATAAATTGGATAATAGGGAGAACACAGAATAAGGGATTATAACATAAAAGGATTCTTTGGGCATCCCATTCCTACGCATTAATACCATAGGGGTTTTATCAACCCTTTTGGCATCTGCAACAGACTGCTCCCAAAATTTCATTATCTCGGATTTATGGGGTAATAAGAGGTCTTCGAAATCAATTTCTTTACGAGCCTTAACCTCTATAGAGAAAGGGAAATCCTCTAACTGATACATATCCTCAGGGATTATGTCTCCAGTAATATTTTGTCCACCTTGCCATCTAAGGCCTCCCGATTGGGGAACTCTAGTAAAAGGGAAGTCGGTCCATCTTTCTAAAGTTTTGGTAGCAGACCTTTCATTCTTAGATCCTTTAGCTTTACTATTTATCCTATCGCTCATCTTTAGATAGTATTAATCGGTTACAGTTTTGTGGATTGAAGGTAGATTGGTGAGTAATTACGAATAGGGAGGTGTCAGATTTAATTTGTGAAAGAAGGTTAGCAACTACCTCTACATTTTCAATATCTAGCCCCTCAAAGCTTTCGTCGAAGATACGGATGTTAACTGGCTGCTCTATAGTTACTACCTCGCCTATTGCTAAGGATATCATAACGTTTACTAAATTACTTTCTCCCCCACTTAGGTCTGCATAGGATACGGGGTATCCTTCTCGGGTTACTATAGCTTCTATATTCTTTCTTACCCCATCACCTTCAACGGATAAGGTTACCCCGAACCCAGTGTGTTCTTCTAAGATTGCTAGTTGATAGTTCACTAGCTCTACTAACTTGGAAAACATATAAGCCTTAATCCCATTGCTTCCTAAGGGTACATCGATAATCCAGTTATGTAGGGCTATTTGTCGTTCTACCTTAACTATCTTCTTAGTGATCTTATTTAGAGAACTGGTATTTTCAAATATTTTCCTTTTAACGGGAGCTGATAGGTCACTGAACTTGGAAGCTTCTACTTCCTTAACCTGTTTTTCCATTTCTTCTAACCTACCTTTAGCTCCTTCAATGGTTAAATTTATTTCTCTAGCTTCAACCAGATTGGTCCCCAAATCCCGTAGGTCTTGGCTAACATCTTTAAGGTTCTTGGCTGCTGCATTGGCTAAAAGAACTTGTTCTTCCAGTTTCCGGATTTCAGCCTTTAACCTAGTTAATTTCTTCTGTAAGGTAACCTTTAAATCTTCTAGGTTACTTATGTATTGCTCAGAATCAACCTTGGGTAATACTTGGTGACACTGAGGGCATTTAGTATCTTTATCTACCCTAGTCTTGTTAAGCTCAGATTCATTATCCCTTAAAGCTTTCTTTGTCCTAACTCTCTCAGGTAACTTAAGGCTTAATTCTACTGTTAATTCATTACGTTTTTCTAATAGAGGATCCTGTTCATATTTAAGCTTATCTTGTAATAAGTCCCGTTCAGCATTAAGGATAGGGGTAATGGTTTGTAATTGGTTACTACTAGTTTCCTTGAGCGTTTCTATATTACCTTGTAAGGTTTCTAACTTCTTAATCTTATCTTCGTTAAAGTCAGATGCAGCCTTCGTCATGGTATTTAACATATCCTGTAGGGATTCCAAATTAGCTATAATCCCAGCTGCTGTTGCTTTAAAGGTAAGCAATTTGTTTTTAAAGACTTGAGCCTTCTCCCTGGCTAATTTTGCTGCCCTATTAATCCATAACATTTTAAAGGACTCCTCTAAAATAGCTTTTCTTTCGGGGCCTGAGCTTTCTATGAATCGGGTTACCTTTTGGGGAAAAACGATGGAGTTTATAAATAGGTTATAGGAAAACCCCAACAACTCAGTTAAAGCCTTTTGTATATCCCGTTTATCTTTTAACTTAGGCCATAAAGTTTCCCCATCTTTTTCTACGATTAAGCGGTTCGCTCCCTTAGCTCCGCCAATCACTCCTTTATAATCCTTACAACGTATTACTCTGTATTTCTTACCCAACCTATATAACGATACCTGGACCATTGTACCTTGGTATTCAGGTAATCTTTTATGTTCCCAGGTTTGAATCGTTGACTTAGGTTTTAATGGGGTCCCATATAAGCACCAAACTAAGGCAGAGAACCTAGTAGTCTTACCAGCTCCATTTGGGCCAGTAACTACGGTTAACCCTGGATCGTCCAGCTTAATTATGGTAAGAGGTTGAATACCTGCGAAACCCTCTATCTTTAGTGTTTGAAAATCTATTTTTACCATTCGCTATCGGCTATTTCAGTTAATATCTCGTTTAATAGAAGACGTTTACCTCTAGACTTAACCCCCATTGCTTCTAGGTACTGGGTACCAATTGTGGGGGGGTCCTGGAAATCAATTTCATCTTCTAACATATCATTTATCTCAGAGTCAGCTTTAGGGGTCTTAACCCAGAAATCAAAGTCATTATCTTTATCACCTTCTGAATCAAAGATCCTAAATTCAGGGGTGTTGGTAATAGGCTTAAAATCTAATAGAAACCTATTCTTTAAGGACCAATATCCAAAAGTTCCCCCTTTGTCAGATAACCTATGTTGCATAGGGGCTCCAATAGAATACAAATTATTACGTAAATGCCCTCCCTTATGAATATGGCCAGACATCACTAAATCGAACTTTTCTAAGTCCTTTTCATTAACATTTTCTCCTTTACCTATTATAATTCCGTTAGTATCCTTCTGACCTTTATAATCCCCGTGATTTAATAGGATATTAAATTTGGTAGTATCTACCTCTATGTTTTTGATGGCTTCCTCAAACCCTATGTTATGGGTTAGGTAAGGAACACCGAATACCTTAAAATCTTCGAATTCGACGGATTCAAAATCTAAATTATGAAATCTAGGGATTGAATTAGCAAGAGTATTAATATAACTGGCACTACGGCGATCTTTGGTGTTTATCCCCTCAATATCGTGGTTTCCTGATATACCATAAAAGTCTATGGGGTACCTATTGAATAATTCTAAAATATGGGGTAAAACAACAGAAAGCAAAGAATTGGAAACGCCAATTGGGCTATGCAATAAATCTCCCCCAAAGAATAGGGGTACCTTGTATTTAAAGGCTTGTTGGAATAAGAACTCTAATACTCCCATTTGGCCCCTAAGCCGTTTCCCGGCTTTGTTATATTTGGACCAATCGTATAAGTGGATGTCTGAAAAAAGTATGGCTTTCATTGGAGTTTTGTAAAGTTAGAGATTAGGCCTGGTCGGTTTAATAAGTTGACTTCGTACTTCCTAAGTAGCATTAGAACAACCTCTCGGGAAAACCCAACGCGAAGGAATTTTGGTGTAGTTTTTTTTCGCCAATGTCGTCTATAAGCGTAATGCAAGTTGATTAGGCGATTATTTAGGGCATAGGTTTTTTGGAAGACTTTTTTGGATAAGGTCCCAAAGTTTTGGTCCTCAGAGTCTAGAAACTCCTCAATGGACCCATATTTATCAAGGAACTGGCGTATCCTTACTTTACCCATTCCTTTAATGCCAGGTATCTTATCGGACTTATCACCATCAAGGCATAGCCAATCTACGCATTCATGAGGTTCATAGCCTACTACTTCAAAGGTATTAGCTGTGGTTAAGAGGGTAGTAATACTGGGTTTCCAAAGAGTAACTAAGGGAGAGATTAACTGGTGAAAATCTTTATCTGAGGATACTATGCATAGGTACCCCTCTAAACGTTTAGTTAGAACTGCTATAATATCATCTGCTTCCTCTTCATGTTCCCTAATTACTCTAACACCCATGTTAGATAATAGCTCGATCAGATCCTCTTTCTGTTCTAGGAAAGCTTCGTAGTCTACATCTATCCTATGTTCTCTGACTTTATAATTAGGCAATAACTTTTTACGCCAAGCGGCCTTACCTCCATCGAACACTGCATATATAGTGGTGGGGTAAAACCTAGATATTAAAGAATTAATCATAAAAGGAACCCCAAAGATTACTCCTGAGGGGTTCCCGGCCTTGGTTGTGAAAGTACCAAAACGATGCAGGGCACGATGCGCCATGTTATCTCCATCGATCACTAATATTTTTTGCTTCATATCTGGCGATTATTGATCTGTTCTGTGGGAGTAGCGAATCGTATATTACTGGGTTCATAATCCCCATCGTTATCTTTTCGGTCTAAAGAATACTGAGTAGAGCTTTGTCCCCAATCTTCTAATGTTAAACCTTGAACCTGGAGTTGTTTTGATATATCTTCAAAGTGAGCTTGGGGATTCCCTAACCAAGAACTACAAACTGTAACCCCCCGTCCCCCATAGTGAGAGTATCTAGGGTTCTTAGGATTATAACATCGACTTATAATATGGTGACGATGTTTACTAAACTTAGTGTTAGATAACCCATGAATTAGTTTAGCTTCACTCTGTAATTTAGAGGTTATACAACCACAAGATTGGGTGTGCCCTCTAGCAATATTCCTAATACTATTTTCAAACCATTCCCCACAAAAAGAACATATAAATAAACCCATGTATCTGGGATACCCAGTACCAGAAGTGAGTTCAAACCTTTCAATAAGCTCGTGCCTGTGGGGGCCTAGGAAAGAACCTACTTCATGTCGGGTTTTACTCTTCATCGGGAGCATCAGCATAAGTAAGAAACGCAAGGCTATCTATGGGATATCGATCTTCTATCTCATCATCTAGTCGGACCTGCATTTGGTCTATTGTTAGAATTTCAGATGTAAATAATAGGTCTTCCCTAAGTTCTTTATCATCCTCAATAGCATCCTGTAAGGCTCCTATACTGGCTGCTATTTGCTCACCATCATAGGAATAACTGTTACCATTCTTAACTATGGTCCCATTCTTAACTAAAATATCCGATAAGCCTTCAAACTTATCAAATCCTAGATCACCTTCATCAGGGTCAAATATTACTCCCATTCTTCGGGGAGATCTTGGGATAGCTAATTTGTTTTTCTTCATGGAAAATTCTACTTCGATACCTGTCCTTCTCTTGTTAGTCTTGGACCCAGTGGTTACCTGTTTCTTAGCCTCCAAAAATATTCGTTGGCTTGCATAGAACTTCATAGAATTACCACCAACTGTAGTAACTTTTTCCTGGTACTGGGAACCAAACCCTGTATTAATCTTATCCCTTAGTTGGTTGATAAAGATTACGGTTATGCCCAATTTATGCCAGAGTCGGTTCCTTAGCCTTAGCATCTTGTAAACTGCCTTAGCTCGGTTACCCATCTCGGCTTTAGAATCTGCTTCAGAGGTTTCCATTGCCGCCTTGGTATCTAGGGCTGCAATACTATCAACCACTAATACTATGGGTTCATTGTTTGTTAATGTAGACCTATAATATATAGCAACCTCTGCTACGAAATCAGCAATGATTTCGATTATGTTCTCCTCGAAGATATGCAATAAGGACATGTCTAAACCATTAAGCACAGCCCATGATTTTGAAAAGGCTAACTCTGCATCAACGAATATCCCCACTCCTCCAAGTTCTTGGGCACTCTTGATAAAATCCATTGCTAACAAACTCTTACCGGAACTTTCCTTCCCAGCTATCTCTACTATCCTACCATAAGCTGCTCCCCCACCTATTTGGTAGTTTATTATGGGGGAACTACTTGGTACCCAAAGCATGTCCTCTGAGTCCAGCAAGTAATCTTCACCTAAGCCTGAGCCAGGGTACTTACTTCCTAAATCCTCAAGGGACAGGTTGGTTTTTATTTTTCTCTTCTTTGCCATGTCTTATTTTCTACGGCGTTTCTTTTTACGAGGAGCAGGATCGTCATCTTCGTCTGCACTATCAGTAACACCCACTAAGAATTGGGCAAGTTTCTCTTCGGCTTCTTCGTAGGTTAGTACTACGTTCTCTGTGAATACATCCAAAGGATCTACCTCTTCACTGTAGTCCTTAGGTATGGGTGAGGACTTCTGAACAGGGATCAAAGTATATTCAGTATCCTGTTTGCCTTTGCCAGTTCTCTTGATCTTTAAATCATAACCTTCTTCAGCATCAGTAAAGTCTCCCATATCTGGGTCAAGGAAGAAGTCAAGCATTGCATTGTAAACCCCTGTAGGTACCTGTACCATTTTCTCGGAGTTCTTTACATCAATGTCCTTACCATTCTCCTCATAGATTACGGCTGCTACCAGATACTTAGTTCTGGGAGTCATAAGCTTAGCAATATCTTTATCACCAGACTTTTTAGAGTCTCTTAGTTTTTCATACTTCTCCATTACTGGGCAATCATCTCCCAAAGTTACGGCAGAAAATACTCCTTTAACTTCCTGTCCTAAGTAAAAACTGGTACATTCTACTGCCCAATCTACCTGGTCAGGTGCAGGTCTAATCCTAATTCTAGTGGTACCTTCTTTAGGAAAAAAGACAGCCCCAGCAGAACTACGATCCTTAATTTGTTGTCGCCTTTTGGCAAGCTTTTCGTTTAATGTTGACATAGTTAATTATCCTTTAAATGATGTTGTTTATCAAGGCGTTCGTTCGCCATGAGTGTTCTTAATGAATCCAATTTATATTCCAAGGCCCTAACCAAGGACTGCATCCTTTCACCCAATAACTTATTGGTATGGTATTCCTCTTGGGCAGTTAACCAATCCTCATCTTGGGTAAATTCCATTTCAATATACTTATCTGAAGGTTGTCTACCATTCTCTAAGACATCCTCCTTAGATATAAAATAAAGGGAACCAGCAATGCCCTCCCTTACCTGCCTAGCTCTACGGGATTTACCCCAAGCCTTAGCTGCCTGTTCTCCATAGTACCCATACTGTAACAGGGTTTCAGCTAAGTCACTAGCCAAGTCACTGAAGTCTATAGATAAAAGTTTCTTTATATCAATGGGTGCCTTACGCATCGTTTAACCTTTCTTTAAATTCTATATCTAATTGTGGATCACCTCCCAAGAAAGATCTTAGGGTTGATTTTCTTTCATCCAAGTTCCAGAAGTCTAAGATAATAACCTGAGGTCCCATTATATTTGCAAAGTACCTAGTATATACTCCCATAAATACATCCGAGATATACTGCTGGAAAAACCTATTAGGTACCCTACTGTTATTATCCTCGATAGAAGGAATATCATTGGAATACTTTATCAGTATCACATGGGATAGGGACTGGTATATTTCCATAGCCTCTGCTATAAATTTCTTTACCTGATCCTCCCGTAAATTATGCCCCACTTGGCTTAGCAAGTAAGCAACGTTATCAATAGGACACCTATCAAGTACAAACTGATCGGCATTACGAATCTGGCTAGCTCTAGCACCCAGAACTGCATTCTGAAAAAAGAAACCAAAGCTGGGATCTTTAGATGAAAGATTTATTACTTCTTTATGGCCTGTTCCCTTGTATCTGAAGGAATTCTTCAAAGTACGCTTATCGTAATCTGATAAGATATCCATAGCTGATGTCGATAGGTGAGGGATATTTACGTTCTCCTCTACATACTTACATAACGTTGTTTTCCCTAAACCACTGGGTCCAGAGAAAGCTATTTTTAATTTTGTATTATTCATATTGCATTGTTTTAATTAAAAGCCAAAGGTTTAATATAATCCTCTTAAGTATATAATCTTTTATATTCCTCTTCATAAAGGTTACTAAAGTCCTTGTCCTTGTCCTTGTCAGGGTTATAACTATACATGGTACCCCAATTCAAACCATATTCTGCTGATGCTTTCATGGGTACTCTATGTAAACATGCCCCTAAGCCATCCTCTAATCCCGGTAATATCCTAGCAATATTTAACATGATAGGTAGTACCTTGTTCATATCATCCTTGTGTACATAGAACTCTACACTATCGTGAACCGTAGATACTAACCTTAGATAACTGGGTAACTTACCCTCTAAGATGGCTTGGTAAATTTTTAAATTAATCCACTGGGTTATATCAGAGGAACCACTTTGAATCTGGGCGTTAACACTTTGTCTTAGTGCTTCATTCCATTTACCCATTTCCCTAAGTCTGTTGGCTGGGTTAGCTAGGATAGGTAGTCTTCTCTTCCTACCGAATAGGTTAGTTACATAGCCATCCCTAACTGCCTTCTTCCTCTCCTTCTTAATCCAAGCAGAGGCCTTAGGGAATGCTTCAAACCATTTATCTATAAAGCCTTGAGCCTCTTCATTAGAATGGTAGTCCCCAGTTTTTTCTGTTAAAAATTCTGCAACCTTCTTAGCCCCAGCTCCATAGAATATAGTAAAGTTCAAAACCTTAGCGGATTTATGTTTCTTAATCATGTCCTCATGTTGGGCATGTTTTTCATCCTTCCTAGCTGAGTTACATAATCCGTAGTCTACATCAAACATAAGGGCAGCAGTAGCAACGTGCATATTCTTACCATCCTTAAAGATATCTAGCATTGCCTTGTCCTTAGATACCTCAGCTGCATACCTTAACTCTGCCTGAGAGTTATGTACAGTGAAACCATTGGCTACGAATTGGGAAACAGAGGGAACTGATAAATCAAATACTTCCTTAATACCCGTGGGGATGGCCTCTTCAAAAGTCTCGTATCGGTGAGCTAGTATCTCCCGCCATTCTCCCACAAGGAGGGGGTCTGATAAGTGGGGGATAATGTTATATCGTATAGCTTCGCGGGTTAACCTATGCCTACGGGTAGCGTTCCTTAAGGTAACTCCCACGGGTTTGTAAGGGCCTGCTTGCTTAGTGCCATCGACTAAGTAATCATATACATCTTCGGGGACCATCTCAGTCCTACATTGGCTAAAGGATTTTTGTTCAGCCATCTGGGTTATTTGCTTAGCCTTACGGGCTAATCGGCTGTACCCAACTAGGACTTCTATAGAGCTCCTAGCGTATACAATGTAGTGGAAAGCGGTACCCCCCGTATTAGCAATAATAGAGTCTTCCTTTACTCCAAAGATCCCACAACTATTAGCTAGAACCATTAGATCATCTATAAATAGCTCGCATACAGAAGTGTACCTAATACGGTCAGCGTTTACAGAACCATCACTATCTATTAAACCCCCATAAAAATGTAACTTGCTCTCTAGGGAGGCTTCAAAGAGGTATTGGGGGATACGCATATCATGAGAACCCCCCTTAGGATTACGGGCAGACCAAGCTCCATGTAATCCTTTATGTGTAATCTTTACAGCCTCGGGTATGGGTCGGGCTTCACTTATATAGTAACCAGAAAAGTAATCTTCTAAAAGGGGTAATAGTTCAACTCTATCCAAGCCCGTTGAAAAGCTTAAGCTATAAGAATTCCCACTACGGTTTGGGTTACTATTTTGAGAGTAAAACCCATCCCCATAAAAATAACCCACTACCCAAGCTTCTAGGGAGGGTACCTGTACATGGCCATCAATAACCGAAGAGTCTATGATTAGAGTGTCCCCCAGGTCTAGGTCCTTTACAGCTATAAACCCGTATGGGGTCTTAAAAGGGTGGTTGTCAGTCGTACCTAGTTTCCGACCCGTATTAGAGTAAGTATCAAAGGTTTCTCTGAAACCCGTGCTATAAGAGTGGGTTACTAACTCGTCCCTGTGCCCTACTCTTATGGGTTTCCCCACGGGTATCCGTTCTATGGGGATCAACCCATAGGGAGTTTTTACCATGGAACCCGCTATGAGGCATAGGTCTACCTCCACAAAGTAGTGGTCCTTAGGAGCAATAAACATTTGCTTAATAAATGCAGAGGTCGTACTTCTAGGTATATTCTGGAAGTTAGGTCCCCGTGATGAAAGACGGCCAGTGATTGTGCCGTGGAGCAGGTAGCCTGGGTGTACATTATCCTCGGGGGTTAAGTGTTGTTCATATATACCCTTAATATAAGTACTATATAATTTCTGTAGTCCTCTGTATTCCAGTAGCTTTTCAATGAAGCCGGATTCATCTCGGGCTTGTAATTTTAATAGAACATCCTCTGCTGTACTTGGATTACCTGTGTCCGACCTAGATAAGATAGGGAATTCGAACCCCTCTTCAGATTCAAATAATAAACCTATCATCTGTAAGGTAGAAGCGAAGTTAATAGATTCAAACAGTTTCCTTTCAGCTTTAATACTTGGGTCTCCTGCTTCAACTCGGGATATCTTTTCTTCTCGAAGGTCTATCTGCCGTTCAGATAAATCCCCATTATCTACCTCATATTCTAATTGCTTAATGTATTCCTCTTTCTTGTTTTCAATGAACTCCTCATTGTAATCATGGATTTCTGGTATGCTAAAGATATCTATAAGAACTTGGTCGATCTTTTCTTGGAAGGATATTACCTGACCTTTAAGATACTTCCTGTCTACCATTACCCCCTTTAGCACAGTGTTAGCTAACACCCTGACTAAGGGCATATAGAAATTCCTAAACAATTCATACAAACCGTTGATGATTAGCTGGCTCTCCATATGTATCCCTATTCTAAGGGTAAAGTCGCAGTCCCCTGCACAGTACTGAGACAGTTCTTTTAAAGGTACATTTTCCCAGAACTCTTTGATGACTTCAGGTTTAGCTTTCTTCCCAGGCTTATTATCTAGGTCATACCCAGAGAAAGCAGGTAACATCATATCTACCAAGCTCTTTAAATCATTGGGCCTTTCTTCATGCAATAGGTATTTCATTAACATAACATCAAAGAACCTACCCCTAGGTCTGTACCCATACTTAAGGAATATCCTGTACTCGAACAAGGCATTGAAAACGTACTTGGTAATGGAAGGATTCTCTACTACAGCTCTACAGAATTCCCCGAATACATCCTGCCAGTTATCTTTAAAGGGGGATTCCTTATGGGCTAACGGAATAATCCAACCACTACCAGGTCTAAAGCTTACCCCCATTTCAGTAGGGAAAAACCAGTCAGCGTGGACTGCAGTACCGTTGGTCTCAAAGTCTATACTTGCTACCCGTTCTTCCTGGCAGTACTGAATCAGTTGCCTTAGTTCTTTGTAGGTTTTTACTATCTTCCAGTTAGTCCTCATAATTGGCGTACTTTAACCCCGTTATTTTTTAATAGTTCTAAGCCCTCGGTATTTCGGTAGGAGTTTATGTACCCCAGCTCTACAATACCCGCCTGGATTATGCCTTCAGCACATTTTTTACAGGGAACTGTACTGCAATACATAGAAGCTCCCCCTATAGCTATCCCCTTTTTAGCAGCGAAAACGATAGCTCCCATCTCAGCATGTATAGCTCTAGTGCAAGGCTTAGTGGTATCGCAATGAGCTATGGAACAGTGAGGGGCCCCAGGAAGAGGGCCATTGTACTGAGAGACTATGATTCGTCTATCATAAACTATAATTGCTCCTTGTTTTGCTCGGCCACAAGTACCCCTGCTAGCTGTGTCCTCTACGATTTTTTTATAATAGGCATCTCGACTGGGCCTAGTTAGAACAGTTTCAGGAAAGCTTAACCCGTACCCTAAATCCTTAATACCCATGGCCAGTACTAATAAGTCTCGGTCCTTAGCAGCAGCTTCTGCAGAGGTAAATTTTTTCTTCCTATACCGTTTATTAGCGTACTTAAAGTCATACTTATATAAAGTTCCTCTCCCCTTAGTTTCATAAGATTGTACATTCCTATACCCCGTAGGGGTTTTAGCTGCCCAGCCTTCTGAATTCGCAGACTGTTGCGAAGCTGAAGCTAGGGTGCAGTTCGCTGGGCAATAACCTAAGGTAGAGTTCTTCCTTTCCAGGGAAAGGGTACTCCCTAGATCTTCTTCTGTATACCCTAGCTGGTCTAGGAGTTGGTTAATAAACTCCCAAAATCCCCAGATGTTATCTCGCCAGGATTGGAATACAGTTATACCCTTTCCCCCGTAAGCAGAGAAAGAAGCGTTATCCCTATTGTAACACCGCCCCATCATCCTTTTATACATCTTACCAATAGGAGTAACAGATAAACCCCGACTACCCAAGTGGTATGAGGAGCACCCCTTGGGTTTAAGAGAAGAAGTTATGTGTAGTTGAGAAGCCCGGAAAAACTGGTTACAGAAAGGGCATATAGCAATTACATAGTTCGTATCGGGACCCCCCTGATACCGGGCAGGCCCCACTATTACTGCTCTACTGGGCCTACTCATCAGTGACAAGTTTAGATATTCCGGCTTCTAACTTATCCCAGTCTTTCTTATACGTATGTAATGAAAAGATGTGGTGGGTTAGATACCCTACATTGATATTCATGTGATTCTTTTTAGATAATTGCTCCCATACATATTCCATCATCAGCCAAGCCAGCATTACATCGTTACCGAAGTGCTGAACTAAATCTGCTGATCTCTGTATATAGGTCATATTTAGTTGCCCATTCCTTATCATAAAATAATACCCTAAGGAACACGGTATACGGGCTTGCCCACCAACTCGACTTAAATCTTGGGGCCAAAATATGGGTAACCAAGCTTGTCTTGTATCTGGGTTCCTATCCAATTCAACTATAACCCTATCAAGGTTTTCTTCATAGTTTAACCTTTCACTGTAAGTATAATCAAAGGCCCCATCATCTGGGTTGAGAAATTGATCCCATACATCCTTCCTAATTCTCCAGGCATGGCCTGGGTTATCAGCATTGGGATCTACCCTTTCCTGGAACTCAGCTGCACACCATTTCCTAGCTACATCATCCTCAAATAGAAATAGATTTGCTGGATCGGGTAATGCAGTCAACGTGTAAATGTAATGCTGGATCTCCTTCGTAATGTAAAGATCATTACCCTCTATAATCTTATTCTGATACGACTTAGGCTTTACGATCAAAGCCATTTCATGGAGATCTCGGAACGATTCAGAGAATAATTCGTAAGCATTCTTGTAAATTCTCATGTCTCTATAGTTTAATTAATAATGCAAATATAATAAAAAGGAATTAAAGGAGGCAGTGTTTTGCTAGAACTCTCTTTTCCTTAACCGATCCTTGGATAACATGCGCAGCACGTTTATGGGCATGATAACTTAACCCATCGATATCCTTTAACTCCTTAAATCTTTTGTAATTTTCATATACCTTAGCGTGGAAGGAGTTGGGCTTTATCCTTCTAAATAATTTCTCGGGAGGGATCACAGAGGAGAGTAAGGAAAGCCAGTCGGAACCACCCCATAACTGGTGAGCCCATATGTCTACCCCAAATCCTGCTTCTTCACCCCAAGCTGCTTGCCCTAGTCTATGTAGTAATAGAAGGTCAAACATACCCCTCTTGTAAAACTCAGAAGCTCTAAAGGTTGCATGAATAATGGGGTCTGCTACCCCGTACCTCCTTGAAAAAGTGGCGGTTAGTAAGCAACCCTTTCCTCCCCCATGTTGGTTAGAAAAGTGGAAGGTAATATTATAGTTCTTATCTTTCTTTAGTTCTCTGTGGTGCACCGATGCAAGTATCTCTTCAAGGTGGTTCTTATCTACATAATTATTAATCAGTGATGTCCACTTACCCATAGTATAATTAGCAGTCTCAGTGAAGTCCCAGTCGGGGTCTACCCAAGACCTTTGGATGTTTATTAATACATCATATATAATAACCTGGTTCGACTGTATATATGTATTGGGATATTTGTCGGGAGTGGTCTTGATTAAGGCTTTGTTTAAACCTATCCAAGCCTCCTGAGAGGTGGGGTATATAAATTCTACCATATCTTAATATCTTGGGGTATCCCTCAAGGGTTTTATAGAGCGCCCCATAAGCCCCCCACAATCATTAAAAAACTGATCACGTAGTTAGATCGGATGCGAAACCAGTTGATTTTGTTTTTCTTGTAATAGATTTCGAAGATCTCCTGCTCAGTCATTGCCCATAACTGGAAGCCGCTTATCAGAGAGTGTAAAGCCTTAACCATGTTCTCCATGAATAAGGTTTTCTGGGCTAAGACCTGAGTCTTTTTCCATTTTTTGTTACGTAGGTTATTCCTAGCAATGTTCAGGTAATAGGTAGTTCTCCAGAACCAGTTCACTACATCAACATGGTATACCCCATCTAACATCTCAGCAAATAAAGTAGTGGTCGAAGACGCGCAGAATACAAAAGGGATAGCTTCCTGGTGAGTGCTAAAGATCAGGCATTCCATAAGGAAGTGTAAGGCATCAGCCATTTCTTCCTTAGCATTGGGCATATCCCCAGCTATGTAAGCCTCATAAGACTCTGCCAGTTCTTCTGTAACCCTGGCTATCAGATCCTTCATCAGCTCTTGGCTATCCTTTGTGTCTAAGTTCAAGGGCCATAGAGGTAACCCCTCTATCTTCTGGTACTCAACTAAGAGTGCCTCTTGCAAGGTCCAGATTGCTGGGAAAGCCCCTGTCTTATCCAGGTCAGGGATTGTTAAGTTATTCATGTCACGTGTATCGATAATATACTCCTTTCTTTTTAATTATTTAAAGTGTTTAATTTATTTATGTAAGCTTGATAAGCTGTCTCTTCATCCTCGAAAAACCCAAGGTGGTGTAGTTTACCGTCTACCCTAATTCTTACCCGCCATTTACCATTTAACCACCCAACGCCCGGATACAATGAGCGAGGGTTCTTACGCCAAGCATCCTTAGAACTATTCTCTCTAACAGTTATTAGTTGTAGGTTATCTAGGTTGTTGTTAGTATTATCATTATCCTTATGGTCTACTATAATAGAACGATTTCTATCTGGAATGTGCCCGAGAAAAGCCATTGCTACTACCTGGGATATTCGAAAAGTTTTTTTACCTAAGCCCCCATATAGAGTAACTTTCATACGCCCCCCTGCTAACATAGCCCCCTTAAGCATTTGGCCAGTTAAACCATTTTGTACTCTACCTGTATTACTTACTAAATATCTACTAAACCCAGGTACTCTACACCATTGTTCCATTTATAATTGTTTTAATCCTGGGCCTAGTAGTCTGGTATCTTTTTGCAGTCCTAAACAGGGCCTTCAGGGGTTTCATTTTCTTAATTCTTTCATTGTAGTAAGCTCGGATATCCCTTTCGAATTCTAAGGAATCAATCTTTAGATCGTAGTTACTCCCATTCTTTTCCTCCTCTAATCTGGTCTTCATTAACCTTTGGTTGAAAATGGTTGCGCACCATTCTATATCTCCACAACCCAAACAAGTGTCATCCATTAGATCATAAAGCTTACCAAAGCAAGGGTCTTTTTCTGGGTCCCCGAAGTCTAGAACATCAAAGGGTACCAATAAACTCTGGGTACTAAAATGGGAATTACGAGCAGTTCTTTTCTTTCTGGGCATAATTTATTATTTGTTATTAAAAGCCAAGGATTAACGTAAATCCCTGAGCTTTAAGTTTTGAGCTTTATAATATTGTATTCGCTGTCTGCTATGCTTGGATAAGTACTTCCCGTTATCCAAAATGTCTTCCAAGTATACCTTACTTTTACTCTTATGTTTTCTAACCCCTCTACCTGCTATTTGTAAAGGTGCACTATAATATTCTCCCCCTGCAGCATTAATAATGGTAGTTATAAGTGGGAGGTTTAGCCCCCGCTTTAAGAATAGGGAACAGACTAAGACATTTACTGTACCAACCTTAAACCCCTCAACAGCAGTAGAGTAGTCGGATTTATGGTGGGCATAGGCTATACTATACCCCTTAGGTAACCGTTCGGATAAGTAATTGTATGTTTCCTCTACTTGAGCTATGAATCTGCAGAAAACCATTATATGTTTCCTATGAGAGTTCAGGTTAAACTTAATCCGCTTCAGTATAACTTCGTGCCTGTTAGTGTTGTAAGTTATACGTTCATCCCATTCCTCCTTGAAGTTAAGGTCTTGGGATATTGCCCTGTTACCTTGAATTAGCTTAACAATTATAGGAGTGGATACCCCTAAGTCTTCAAGGTCTTTCATAGTAATATTGTATAGGACACTACCAAAGATTTCTAACATCTTGTTATTACGGAGAGCATCCTTCTTTAAGAACCTTAGGAATGCAGTACCAGTAAACCCAGCCCTCAAAGGGATATGCTGCAAGGCACGGTATACAGTTTCGAATGTTTTGTTTGCAGCTAAATCGCACTCATCAGTTAATAATATATTATATGTTTGAAGCCTCTCCTCATATTCTTTTAACCTATTGGAAAGGGTTTGAACCATGACTACCATTATATCTCCCCACTTAATATTCTTACCTTGCATATACCCATAAGTAGTAGGGAATGTTTCCTTTAAATCCTTTTTCATTTGTTTGTAAAGGACAGTGTTGTTCAGTAGAATTATAGTCTTGGCATTCTTAATGGCCATGTGCACCCCGAACATAATAGGGGTCTTACCTGCGTTCATTGATGCCAATACAATCCCTCTACCATGAGGTTGCTCAAGGAAACTATTATAAACTATGGATTCTATAACCCTCTTCTGGTATGAAAACTTACCTGTTAATGATAAAGGGCCTACCTCTGTGGGTATAGTTTGTACCTCCAACTGTTTTCGGTAGTCTATTATTTCGTAGTCCTCTATTTCTAATACATCTACTAGGTAATCCAAGGCTGTCTGTATTAAACCAGTCTTCATTACCCCCGTCTTGGATAGGGGGTCAACATAACCATCCCACCCATACTTAACCTTCTTCATAATGTAGAAGGCTTGGGGATGCTTAAACCTCAAGTGTTGGTACAAAGCATTCAAGGGTTTTTGATCACCTGATACCTTAGTGGTGTTATTATTTATAATGAACCTAATCATTGTACCTATCAGCTCCTTTCTTTAGTGTAACCTTCTTAACATTCACGGGTATACCTTCTGGGTGTAGTCCCAGGTCTCTTAGGTATTCTTCAGCCTTAACTCCATGTAATTGGTTAGGTTTCAAAGCTCCTGCCCATTCCCATTTCTCGGCTAGGTAAGATATGTAATGAACTGGGCTTACCCTATATTTATGACATAACTTAGCTGCTTCCATAAAAGGAATATAATCCTTAGCATTCTTAACTCCAGGAGCATACCCAGTCCTCTTCAACGTTTCTTGTACAAAGGCCTCTACAAGAAGATCTGTTATGGTTTGGTTAGGGTCATTGTCCACTGCCCTTTCTGCTTCATAAATTTCCATGAGCTTCTTAGCCTTGTACCTTAAATCCTTTAAAGAATCCCAGCCCTGTTCTCCTGCTAGGTTAAGGAAGTATACAAAGCCTTCTCTCATTTCAACAGCATCCCCCATAGCCCCTATAAATTCAAGGGCCTCATCTGTTACCCTGGATAGTAGGGTCCACTGAGAACTCTGTTCCGTGATAAGGGTTATGCCTTTGTGGTGTTTAGATCTTCTATGGGCTAGGAATATCTGAGCAAATACTATGGGTTCGTAGTTATCTCCAACTGATACCTCTTTAATGTAACCCAGCCTATCTAATCGTTCTTCCCAATCGGGAAAATTTAACTGAGCTTTAACTACTTCTACTTCTTCTACTCTAAATTGTATTATTTTCATACTTCACTTTTATTAGTTCTTTGAAACTAGTTAATATGGGGGTAGCATCGATCATGCCCAGTACTATTTTACTACCTAAATCATTAACATCTCGATCATCCTTGAACTGTACTAAGCGGACATTTTTATACTGGATTATATCCGAGGCTAATTTAAGAGCATACTCCCAAGCATCCCTGTCTAGGAGAATGTTCACTAGCTTACAGGGAGATTTAAGTAAATAAGATAACTGCTTGGAGGATAGGGTCTTACCATTTAGGCTGATTGCATTCTGTCCTAGGACCCAAGCATTGGTCCAGGATTCTACTACATTTATTTCTTTAAACCTATTCAAGGCATCTACATTATATATAATTTGGTTCTTTCCTATACCAAAATCCTCATATAAAGGGTTGTTAAACTTGGGTCCTGTACCAAAAAACCTCCGTGTTTGGAAGTAAATAACTGTACGATCCTTATGGAAAGGGACAATTAGGTACCCATAATACTTAGATTCTGGGTCATCTGTGTAGCCTACCCCCTTTCTGGATAGCGCTTTAACATCAAAGCCTCTGCCCTTTACATAGGACCTGGCCATCATGGCTAAGGTGCTGTCTCCTCTACGTAGGGTCTTAAACCCCTCAGGTAATATAACTTCTCTCTCCTCAACCTTTTCATATTTAGGTTCAACATATACTGAATCCTGGAAGTTCTGAAGGAGGGCTAGAGCCTGTTTTATAGTTTTAAAATTCTCTATGTCTACTACACATTGCAATAACTTCTCATCATAATCACACCTAAAACAGTGAGCTCGGTTCTTACCTAAGTGTAACCCAAACTTCTCTTCTCTACCACAGAATGGGCATACTGGTATACGAAACCACCCGTTCCTGTATTCATATGCCCCATGTTGTGAGGTAAAGTACCCATGTAAATAACCCTTAAGGTCTCTCATATTGTTTTAACTCTGAGTTATATTTCCATACAACCACTTGTTCAACCACTTGTTCAGCCCCAAGTGCTGGGTCTACCCCTACTATATATCGCCCTACTATATATCGTTTAACATCCTCAATATCATTATCCCACCAAAAGGGGAACCCATATATGGGGTTTACTTCTAACAATAATCTATCTGTCCTTGTTATCATATTACATATCTCCTTTTCTTTCTTCATCTTTTGCAACGAATTGTCTATGAGGGTCATACAGAATACCCGACTCGGTTAACTCTTCTACTTCCCTTTTAGTTAGTTCATCTATACGCTGGTGATTAGCCTCTACCCTGAAGTAAGCTCTACCTTCTGGGACTCCATCCCTCTGGTCTACTATTTCAAACCTTACTAACCCATTCTCATATTCTTCTGGTGTTCTGTTTAATCCATAGACTGCCTGAACATGTCGAATGATATCGATTGCCTTAGCAATGTCTTCTCCTTGGTATCTGGTACCCTGTCTCTTCATAGCCCCTCTAACTATATGGTGAGCTGTCCAACAGTGGTCATATTTATTAAAGTCTATCAGGTTAGCCATGTCTAGGTAAGCATCCCCTATCCTAGCGTGGTCATCTATCTTTCCAGATAAGCAACCCATTAACCCAACGTAATCTACAATAATATCGTTAAAGATTATCCCTGTTTCCCTATATACCTTATCTATATAGCTTTGCATAACAGCCGTAGTACTAAATGCTGGTATCCTTTTTATAAAAACTTCTCCACCTAGTCGATTGTATCTTCTTAATATTTTCTGTACATCAGAGTCCCGGCTCCCCTTTGTAATATCCTTCTTAGATACTCGGCCTACTGATTGCTCTAACCTAGTTACTAATGATTGCTCTCCATTCTCTAGGTCAAAGAATATAACCTTCTTCTTCTGTCTTAGGTAACCTCTTGCAATGTTAACTAATGCTGCAGTCTTTAACCTCTTAGGCCTATCTAACAATACTATAATAGAACCTGGTTCATAGCCTCCAGCATTGGTCAATCGGTTTATACCGGGGAATGGGGTAGGGATTACGATATCTCTTGCTTGCCTACTTAATTGTCTTTCCCTGATATCCCTTATAAAATATATACCTTCTTCCTCTTTACGTTTGGTATTGGATATTGAAATAGCATCCTGTACTCCCGATGCAAATTTAGTATAGGAATTAAAATCCTCTAGGTCTAAGGTTTCTACCTTAGTTTTTAACTCTACAAAGGATGCGAACTTAGCTATCTCTTCTAATAATATATCACCATCTTTGGCAGGACTTATATACAAATCCTTTACTAAAATTACTATGTCATCCTGGTCCTCTTGGGTTAGACCTTCTACAAATTGTCGTTCAGTAAAAACGTTCCGTAAAGTTTGAAGTAAGATTACCCTAGAGGGTATCCTACTATGGGACTGCCAAACCTTTTCTATAGCATAACAGATGACAGTATGGTGCAACAATGAGAAGTAAGAGTTATGAACATAGTCCATAGCCTTATAACCATCATCATTATTTGCTATGAATCTCAAGATTGCCTCCTGAAACTCTAGGTTGAATTGGAATTTTTGTTTATTTTCCTCCATTATTAATAAAAGACGAGGAATTATAGTTATCCCTCTTAGTTAAGCATATATTATAATATTGCATAGCATATAAGCATAGCCAGAATGCTAGCAGCGATAATTGGGGTTATTTCTAATGCACTTAAGTTATTAAGTATATAGCATACTACTTTAATATATACTTAAGATATATTAGGTAGATATTCCAGAGTATCGGAATTAAAATTAGCCCTTATAAAGAGTATCAATCTCTTACGGAATTTATTAAACTTCTTAACTTCCTGCTTACCACTAGGTAATCCCAGAAAATCTAAGTATAAATGGGAGGGAATTCGTTTATCTTGGTTCTGTACCCTAGATAATACATACATTGGGGGCATGAACAATACCTTAGTCAACATATATTGTTCCTTTGATAGGTGATGCTTAAGGTTATCTATGAGGTCCTGTAACTGGGCCAGATAATCAACCTCATCGGGAGCGGGTACCCAAGAGGGTTCTTCCATATTAACCTCCTTACCATACTGGCGGTAAATACGGGATCGTAGCGTATGCATAGAAGTAATCGTCAATGCTTTAACCTCTTCATAAGGTAGGTGGGGATACTTCATAAATACATGTAAAATCTTTTCATCAAAAAAGCCGATGATATCTTGGTAGGTAAACCTTAAACTTCGATAATCGACTGTTGCTGCTAACTTATTCTTCAGAGGTAACAACTCTTGGAATAATTCTAAAAATACCTGTTGATCCATTTTCTGTATTGATTTTATATATGCAAATATAATAAAAAAGTATACAGGGAAATACAGTTGCAATAACTAAATTTCACAAAAGAACCCCGATAAACAAATACCGGGGTCCTTGGCCCGAAGGCCCCCACAGAAACGCAACAAGGTCGTTAATGTTAGGATAAAATACAGGGAGGTAAGACATAAGTGTAAACAGTGGGGACCAGATCAGCATGTTTAATCTTAACAGTACCGTCTCCATTATCTATTACAAGGGCAGCAACGGAGGATACTGTCGTAACCCCGGTAGTTCCCAGAAGTTGAGTTAAACAGAACTGGAGGTATGTAGAACCTATAACTAAGGAAAGTATTTCTGTAAGCCCAGCAGAGGCCCCTGCAGAGATTGAAAAACTGCCCTTAATATAAGTGAAATCTCCCCTTACAGATGTCTGAAGATAATCGATGGTCCAATTGTTACTACCTGAAGTACCCAAAGGTACTAGGTTTACCCAAGCACCACTACTTTCTAAGGCACCTAATCTTTGACCGTGGCTAGCTATCTCGGTTTCGTTTGTAGTAACCCTACTAGCTAAAGATGTGATTTCAGAAAATACATTAGTGATCATAGAAAAGAACTCCCACTTACCGTTAGTCCTAACTAATTTGTATAACCCTCCGTAAGAAGAAAGGGACAAAACGTTATAGGGTGGGTGGGGTCTAAAGTTTCCGGCAGTTTCCCAGGTTAAGGTAGCAGCACAAGAGTCAAACTTAAGGTATAATACATCCCCATCTACAACTACCCTACCTTCTGTAAATACAATGTTTACTATGGTATAATCCCCAGGATCCAAAGCGGCTACACGAAATACGTTAGCATCCTCTGTTAGGTTTAAATCATAATAAGGGGCTCCTCCCACTCCAACGTTTGCAGTTAAAGCTGTTTTAGCAATATCTACTTCACTCCAGGAATTAAACCCTGTAAATTTATTAGGCCCAGCTAATAAGGCACAGATAGATAAATCTATATCGGCCTTACCTGCTAAGTTAGGGATAGGATAAGGAGTCCAAGTAAGATCTGAATAAGCAGTCCCCCCTGCAGCTATGGTTACATAACCTATTGGGGTTTGTACATCGGTCAACCCCGTGGGTGTAGTGGGTATAGTAGTAAGTACAGAATCTATTCCATAACTTACACTACCATGTGAAGCACTGTCCGCCCAGGTGTACTCAGCATATACAATCTGGTATACATCATCAGCAGTAGCGTTTGCTAAAGGGGTTAGAGTGGGAATAGTATCAGCTATGGCTACAGTTATTACTACCCCATGTCCCGTTACAAATACCCCAACATCAACGGGAGTATTAGTGTTGTCGATGTATGATAGGTAAGTAGTATGGCCAATCTCTACGCCTAAGCCTGAGACTGAAGACATAAGGTCAAAGCCATGATATCTACCTAAATGCAAGAAAGCTCGACGAGTAGTGTTCCTATCCATTGAGCCAAGTATATCTAAATATTCTGTGTGTTTCTTAGTTGCCATAATGTTTTATTTTATTGTATTAAACGTTCCTTTCGAAGTGAGGTGAATCATAGAAGCTTTGAAAGTTTCCTCCCCACCTATTCTTAGGATCTAAGCTTTCCCAGAACACCCCCAATTCTTCGAGCTGAGGGTGGTCATAGGATAGTTTACCTTCAATGAAAAAATTGAAGTCGATGGCTAGTCTCCTTAAGTGGTTACTATTCCTTGTGTGGGATTTACCTGTATTAAAGTAAATCTCCTGCTGTTCTTTAGTTCGGTAAGCTTCCCCAAAGGTTAGCTCAATCCCTATTGAAGTAGCATAAACCATAAGCAAGGAAACATGCTTAGTGAACTCTTGTTGCTCGTAACTTAAACTCAAAGGTTTTCCCTTTCGTTTACTCGGATTTCGAACCAAGTATGACAAATAACTTGTCAACCATATCGTAAAGCATTGGCCAGTATTTTTCTGGTATTTGTTCTTTTGCTTTTTGTAATCCAATATCATCCCCGGCTTTAATAATCCAGCCGTCTGCTAGTTCCATAACTCCCGTATTATCCCACATTAGATCAGCAAATTTCTGTTGATTTGGGGTCATTAATCCTTGACGTTTTTCCATGATTTTAATTTTAATGGTTTATAAATAGTGTTACTTTTTAAATGTTTCTTTAACTCAAAGAAACCTATAATGGATCGTTTAGTAGCCCTCTTTCCTTGGCTTTCATTAAGGTATTGGTTATTTATAGTTACTTTCAAATACCTCTTTAGTTTCTTCAACAACTGTTTTATCGCTTTCATCTTTAATTTGTTGATATGACACAGAAGTTGCAGCCACTACCCCAACTGCTATAGAAACCCATAAGGGTAGTCCTAGTGAAGGTATTGACAATACTATCAAAGCAGCCGTTCCTGCACCACTAATTATATATTGTTTAATTCTAGCACCTTTAGGAGTTTTAGATTTCCACCTCTCTAATAGCATTGCAAAAAATCTACCTGCATCCTTCATACTTACCTCCATTTTACTGTTGTTTTCCAATCGTGAGTGATTGTATATCTTCCCCCAATATAGAGGTTACCTAAAGTTTTTACCCCAGAAGGTTTATCTACTTTTATAGAATGGTGTTTATCATTCATTGTATTAAAGTAAAACCCATTTTCGTAGCCTATCCTACCTTGGTAAGTATTACCTATTACAATGGTATCGAGTATACCTTTTTGCAAGGGGTTCTCTTGTGGAGAAACACCCTCTATATAATAGTAATAACCTAGTAATCCGATATCCCCAGATCGCATATAAACTATCCTGTTGCTGTTTTCATGGTTACTATTCCAAGCTATTCCAGTAACCTTACTCCAACCGTTTAATACTGGCTCCACCCATACCCAGCTACTGTCTGTAGTAAAACTGTATTTTATTTCATCACTGTTTAAAAGAGTAGGAACGTGTGTTGAATAGTTGTCCCCTGCCTTTACTACATAGTGGTGAGTATTACAGGACAAGGATAAGATAACTATTAATAAGGGAATTGATTTAATTATTCGTTTCATTTATGGTGCATTAAATCTATCTCTAGAGTTTTCTCGATGATGGTTGTATTGTGATTGTTGTAAATTTTAATTTGGTCAATATCATCTCTAACGGTAATTGCGTTAGCTTCAGTCGTTCTCCAGAAAGTAAACATACCTAGTATGAATGCTGCAAGTAAAACTGTAATGACACCCATAAATATGTGGTTATCGTTTTTCTTTACTAATAAGGCTACACTATCATTGAGTGTACTAACAGCTTTAAAAATTGCTTCTTCATCCATGTTATACGAGATTGTGTTTTTGAAACATTGCAACTATTTCTGCTGCTTCTCCATTTAAGTTAATGGCTCTTTCAAATCTTAACATCCTTCCGTTCACTTCTTTGGCAACATCGATTATGTAGTATAATTTTTTATTCTTCTCATGGTAGAATACCCACCTGTAAGGTTTACCAACACATTCTAATATCTTATCGTTTGTGCAAAAGAAACAAGGAGCATCTAAGCCATGAAAGGCTTCGTAACAAATTTGCCCAACAACATCCCCAAACAGTTTTTTAGTTTCTTCATTAATAAAGAGGATTTCGTTAGTTTCTATGTCTGTTACATAAACGCAATCATCACTACTTTCGACGAGGGTTGTACTATAAAGACTAGTTTGTTTCAGATACTTATTCTCCCTTATTGTGTCAGCAATTAGTTGTCCTAGAATCCAGGAATCTTCCTGTATCTTATCGGTTAGTTTACACATAGACTTATATATAATTAATTATACTATCTCGTAGTTTATTGGTGAGTATTGGTTTAGAGATCACTAGAGCCCCCTGTATTTCATCTACTTTGGGGTCAGCAACGTAAGCAGTTACCACTACCACTGGGACTTTATTACCTACCCCCCTTAAAAATTCTAATACTTCGTACCCTGTTTTAACGGGCATCATTAGGTCTAATATAAAAACGTCGTAGTCATCTGAGTAGGCCATTATAAAATCTTCCCCATTAAGGCAGAACTTTACATCATCCTTTTTAAAACCTATTTTGTAAAGCTCGACTGTAAAGCAATCGTCTTCCGCTATTAATATCTTCATCTATTCTCTAATTAGTAATCTTTGTAATTCAAATACTCCAACCTCACCTTCCTTAATAAAACCCCCTCTAATATCTCCCATCCCATTTATCAGTACCCACATAGGCTCTTGGGGGATATGCTTAGTCAACCTATAGATAGCAATATCATCTATATACCACTTAAGTGCTTTAGGGGTCCACTCTAGCTTATACTTATGGAATCCTTTTGATAAATCTTGGCCTCTTAAACTTCTACCCTTTTGTTTATGATGTTCAACGTCCCCATAATGCAGAGTAGTTGAAAAGACTTTTGAATCTTTTCCCATAAATTCGAATATATCTACTTCAGGTAACCAATCTTTACTGAACATCCAAAAGGCAGACCAGTACTTCTTACCGTCTTTAGGTACTTTACAGGTTAATTCAAATGAACCAAAGGTTTGGGCATAATTTCCCTTTGTGCATAAATACCCAGTTTTGAAAGGATATTGTTCGCTGTCGTTTGTTGTAGAAATTAAACTCCTGTTCTTTATGCAAGATAACATAGGCAAAACTCCGCTCCCGTATTCGTTCCGAGTTGCATAATATTTATTCCAAATACTCCAATCTATTGTTCTAAAATCCATATCAATTATAAAATCCCCCTCCGATTTTTTCGGAGTTGATTTAGTAAAAAACCACCGTATTTTATAAAATAGATTTAGCATATCGCTAATATTAATTTGTTCTCTTGAGTACTCATTTATTTTTATTTTAATAAATCTTTATATTCCTGTGTCAACTCGAACCCATTATCACTAACAATCACTAAAATATCAGGTTCATCCAAATCAAACCAAAACTCTTTATATTCGTACATGATGGTTTCGTC